TGTAGCTGATGAGGGCGTCAGCATACATTTTATTGGTCATCAACAGGTTAAAGACATCTAGTTGTTCATCAGCCAAAGTGCCAGAGTAAATAAGAACTGGTCTCTCGAGTAACTCTCTGGGCATTGCATGTTTCAAGGGATTGACTCCCCAAGGAACATCTAAAATCTTGTCGACTTCGACTACGGTGTCTTCTTCCTTACTAATAACCAAGGTTTGCACTTTTTCGTCCTGTGCTTGGACATGGTCAGTATTAAACTTTTCAGCGATTCATTTGTCCTATGCCAAAGTCGAATCAAACTCTGGCACTCGATGTTGGCAGCCCAGCTACGCGAGATCCTTTACCTGCCAAAGTAAAGTCCATTCTACGTAGCCACTTTGTGTACTGCAAGCCGGGCCTTGCTTGCCCCCGAAGGGATATGCGGTTTAACGTCTCGCGTGACGACGGCCAATTAAAGCTGACTGCAGGCTATTTCACGCAACTCATCGTAATGTGGGAGCTGCATTCCGAGGAGGCCAGCTACTGCTGGCTGCAATCGAAGACAGAACTCTTCATATTCCTCGGGTGAGACGTGGGACATCTCAACAATAAAAGCTCGTATTTTCTCAATCGTGAGTTCAATCAAATCATGCTCCCTACGATCGAAGCGTAGCGTTTTCCATATTGCTGTAGAATCCATTGGCATTCTCTGCATCCCATGCGCCACTCTAAAACGTCTCTGTAAAAACTGAACATCGGCAAAAGAGACGAAGGACATATCTTCTCCTTTGTCTGCCGGCGTCAGTTTCATGTCATACATGGACTTAAACATGTCGCTGAGCCTTTGAGGATCGACATGTCTAGCCAATTTATCAGAAATGGTAATCCAGGCGTCGTCTCCAAAAAAACAATACTCTATGTGCTTATTAAGAGTATCACACATCCCAGTTCCGTCCAACAATTTAAGTATGGCCAGCTGGAAATAGACCAGATTGGCAAAGCTATTGAAAAACAATGTCATCCATGCACCAGATGGCAGTCCTCCAAGAGACTGGTAAGCCAGAGAGCCTTTAAAGTGGACACACCTCAGCAACTTCTGACACTGGGCCCAAAGTAAATTCCAACTCTCACTTTCAAACTCGAAACGATAATACTTGTTTAAATATCGAAAGAACAAATTTGCCATCCAAGGAGGATGGGAGAAATCAAACTTTGAATAGTCAAACGTCATGTTGTTCGGATGCTTAACCATTCTAGAAACAAGCAGTGTGCTTTCCTTGGAGTCATGCACATTCATACCAATCGCGTGGTAAAGACTGTACCTTTGTTTTTGGAAAGCATTGAAGGCGGACCAACAGATCATTTTGGACATGATGGCCTGAGATTTGGCACAATTGTGAAAAAGCCTAGCTGGCTTAACGTATCTCACCAGCTTAGCCTCATTATTACACCACAGCGTCTCAATGTGTCTTTCATCCAGGGAAGCGACAAACTCATCGACCTCCTCATTTGGGACGACTTCGTCAACCAAAGAACGCGGCTCTTGTTTGAGTGAATCTATAGAAACCAGTAATGAAATATTGCCGCTAGCGTCAACGAGCCAGTCTTCATCAACCAGTCTGGACACTACTGGATCTAGCCAGTTACTATCCTTATCTAGCCAATCAGAACTGGCTCCTAGAAGTTTTTCTGGCCCGACAGAAGTATTAGCGTCCATAGAATCAACTCCAAGTTCTGGATCTCCAAAAACTGCCTGTTCTTTGCTCAGAAAACAAGGTTCATGCTTACGCTGAATCAAGTAGTCGGCAAATAAGAAATCGAACATTCCTCTGTAGGTTTGACTGTAAAAAGCCGGGGTCAACGGCTTCATATCGTTAACATGATAGAACTCAGAGTCTATCTGTCTTCCTAGGCGCGCGGGCGCAAAAGGCACCTGTGGAAGGGAAGAGGAAATGGTGTCGGCATAGTGAGCGAGATGGGATTTG